ATCACAAGACAACGAGCGACTCCGGACCAACCCGATAGGCGCGACATCTTTCATTGAGAATGTAGCCCGACAGCATTACCTGAACTTTGGTAAGCAAGAAGGCCGTGAGGGGTTTGGCATAATTGATCCCCGCATGAAAAGTTTTGCTACTATCATGGCGAACACTTACGACTTACCTGATCCCGGAACTGATGGTGAGTTGCGACCGGAATTTAAAAGTAGAGGACGGGGTGCAAATACTGTTACTGATATATACAATCTCACTGGCACGATAAGCCCTTCTTTACGTGATAGGTTAATTGACCGAGGTTACGGAAGCACTAACGAAGATAAGCTCCCCGGTCGCGTGGATGATATAATTGGTTATATGTTTAGAAGAAACAATGATGGGGACAATGCGTTTGAGGTGACTGGGGGTCAAGAGGCTTTGTTTGAAGCCTATGATCAAATGGGCGTTACGGGTCAGGGTGAATCGTATGCCGATAAGCAGATAAATACTCTCTTGGACCTTGCAAACAAATATGAGGTTGACTTCAGTAGTCTTACTCCCGGTGTTGAAGATCAGGGGCCACGCTATGCTGGTGAATTAAACATGCCTTTTAGCGACGCTGCGCAACAGATAGTTGGATCGCTTATGCAAGTTGCTCCATTATTTTCTCCAAACGCTGCAGCGTTAACTCTTGGGAGTGGTTTTCTTAAATCTATTTTTGGCCCCAGAACGTTCCAAGAAGAGTTAGGGATATCGTTAGGTTTTCCTAGTGCTGAACAGATAGCGGCGGAAGACGCTGATGAACTCAATGTAGGAATGGGTGATAGCGAATAATTATGAGCAAGAAGTCTCTCAAAGATAGTTTGCAATTAAACAAACCGAGACGCACGCCTAACCACCCAACCAAATCGCACGTTGTAAAGATCAACGACAATGGCACTGAGAGACTAATTAGGTTTGGTCAACAAGGTGTGAGCACAGCGGGCAAGCCCAAGAAGGGCGAATCTGAAGAACAAAAGAAGAGACGTAAGTCGTTTAAGGCTAGACACGCAAAGAATATTGCCAAGGGTAAGACTTCGGCCGCGTACTGGGCGAACAAGGTGAAGTGGAACGAGGGTGGTCGCGTACTTGGTGTCACCGGAGATGACCCACTGTCCGAGGCAATGGGTGATCGTTTAGTAACGCAACAACGTGGAGCCTTAGCTGATTTAAACGACGATGGACGAATTGATATCATTGATGCCTATGAGTTCTTGCGTCCGTCTTACCCAACCGAGATTGCTGGGGCATTGAAGCAAGCTGGCAGTAACATCAGTCAGGGTGACATTGCAAAGGGCATGGCAATGGCTGGCTTGGGTACGTTGATGGCTGCGGATTACATTCCGGGGGCGAAGTTTGCAACGAGCACGATAGGCAGACCGATCAAGAGTTTCTTACAGGAAGTTGGACAGAAGCTACCGGATACTTCCGTGTTAGAAGCTGCGGGTTACAAGGGCCGACTTGGAGAAAGACTTGGTAGCAGTCCACAACAAAAAATGACGGTGGGTCAGGTAAGGAAACTTACTGAAGACATCAGCCCAACTGAGAAGCAGTTTATTGAACCGGAACTTGAAGACATAAGATATCAAGCCAAGCTACAGGAGATGGCTGGCGAAAGACCTGACGATACTGTCACGACAGAGTACCTACAGAAAGCGTTGCAGAGAAGAGTGCCAAAGTCTGGGGTGATCCGAGAAGAACTATTGAAATTCGATGACACTGGTGTTGTTCCAGAGTATGCAACAACCATGAGAAGACCAAGGTCGATTTCTCCTGATTATGATCCTATCGACTCGGATGAGTATCAAGAGTTACTCGTGGGACTAACTCCGGAGATGGCAGTCCAATATCAGAAAGAAAATATACGCACACAAGGTGGCAACTATTTTAGTTTGCCTAATCCACACTACAGGGGGTATGAAAATACAATATTTCATATACGGAGCGATAGATTTCAAGACAATGCTATTCCGGGCCAGAAAGGAATGGAAGAACCGAAAAATGTGACGTTTGCGGAAGAAATGCAATCGGATACTGCAATAGCAAAAGCTCAATATGGCGAGTTTGATCTTAACACTCCGATAGATACAAATGCGCGAAGACTTTTGGAAGACAGAAACAATCTTAAAATAGTTTTGCACAATGAAATTGTCCGTGATCCTGCTAGAAACGCAGCCTATAAGGGTAATGCATCTGAGATAGCCGAAAATATTCAGCGTGCCTTTGATGAATTAGGCGAACAAAAAATAACCCTTACAAATAAAGCAAAAGTAGAAGAAGAAATACGGGAAGAAATACAAGAGATTACAGAGGATATAAACCTCGCCAATCAGTTTACACCTAAATACCGAATGGAGGGAAATTTTACTGCTCTCAGAGATGCCGAGAACAAAGTTGGAAAATTGCGATTTGAGAAAGATCGGCTGATAGCAAAACAAAGGCTGTTAGCCCGAATAGTTACGCCGCCGGGTGTGCCCAAAGACTTTCCATTTTTAAAAGAGTGGCCCAAGCTAGCAATGCAACGATTAATCAACGAGGGTGTTGATAATGCCGACGATGCCATTGGTTGGATAAGTGGCAATCAATCGGCAAGTGTCCGTGATCAAGTTAAGCACATTGAGTCGTTCAGATATTCTCCTGCTGAGGGAAAAATTGAATATTATGATCCGGTAAAAGAAGAAGAAATAGAAGATTATGTGGATGCATTTGCTTTGCAACACGGGGAAGTCAAATGGTTGCGTGAGAATTATGGAGATGAAGTAGCTGACGCTTACAATAATAATCCAAATTATGGCACGGATGCAGAGTTCGGTTTTGCATTTGATAAACCTGTCGTTAAAGATTCGATAGACGATCAAGGAAGAAATCTAACGAAAGGTGCGAGACAGTTATACGACACTGTAATGGTCAAGGAAGCCAAGAAGATCGGTAAGAAGTATGGCGTAGAACCATACCAGACACCGAACGGTGATTGGCGAATGGACATTACGGACAAGATGCGTGAGGATTTCCTAACCGATGTAACTTATGCCGAGGGTGGTTCAGTCGAGCTAGACTTGGGCATGGACGAAAGAGATTTCCAAAGAGAAGTAACCAAACAAAAATCTAATCTTGCTGACTATAATAACGATGGTCGTATTGATAGTTTAGATGCCTTGTTGTTGGGATATGACATTGTTGTTCCTACTGACCCACGAGATATTACAAGTGACGCAATAGATGCTTTGAAGAATATTCAAGCTAGTCAATATATGCCAGCCCTTGCGGCAGGAACTGCTGCCCTTCTAGGAACATCCGAGTATGTACCCGTTGCGGGTCAAATGTTGAAAGGTGTAACGAGACCCTTACGCAAAGCCCTGAAACAATACGATGCAAACATTGTCGAGAGCCGTGCCGAAGAAATTGTTAAGGGTGCAGAGAGTAGAGGTGGTAAAGGTCCGAAGGACGTAGGTGACACTGATAAAAAAGATTACTCTCGATTAACCAAAGAAGAGTTAGATCCTTTGAATTATCAGGCAACAAAGATGGACAAGCCACCATCTGAGGTTGATGTCGAATCAGAATCAGTAGTTGAGTTAGCACCGAAGAAAACAATCAGTATAGAAGATTTGGAAGGAAAAATAGCAATTCCTTTTTATGGAGATCGTTCGAGCCTTGGTGAAAAAATTACTGCCGTAGACGACATCAAATTAGAAACACCTGTCCTTACAGAAGGGGGCAGAGACTATATGCGTGGCGATGCAGGAAAAATAGGTGAGAATAAGCGTCTTCCAAATAATCCCGAAACAAACATTTGGGCATCGGGTCAGACTATAATTGCTCGTTTAAAAAACCGTGCTCTAGAAGAAGCGAAAGAAACAGGTAAAGAAGTTGTGGGTGTTACGGGAACAATGTCACCCAGAGCTTTAGACTTCAACAATTTTACACCGGAGCTGCTTGCAGAAATGACAGCCGTTACTATCACTCGCGGTGGCATGAAGAAAAAAGATATCAAAGCCTTTGACGATTTAATGAAAAAACAAGTTGGTAAAGATAAAGATTTCAGACCCGTAGAGGATTGGCCCGGAATAGATTCACCGGATCTTCGTGATTATATTGCCAAGGCACCGTCAAGAGTGCGGAAAAAATTTATGAGAATAATGGAAAAACAACCAGCACAGAAAGCCGGATTTCCTTCTCCGGGTAAAGCTAGGGTTGCTACTACGGATAGATCTCAACTAGATTCACCAGCCGGAATGTTTGGTGGAGCGATTGGAGAAATAGATTTAGACGCTGATATCATTACCGATCCTCTAATACCACACTCCACATACGACACACAAATGGCTGGGAAATATTTGGGTAGACTTGAACGTGATGTGCCACAAAGTCAATTGTTTCAAGATTTGTACAAAGAGCGTGAAGGAAAAATGGTCAGAGGCAAACCTGAATCAGAAGCAAATAAATCTGCAACGATACGCACCCAAGTACCGGGACAAGAAATAACACCGGAAATCGTAGATACAATTTCAGCGTCTATAGAAGAGATGAAAAAACGTGGCTATCAAGAGGGTGGGTCAGTTGGTCAAAGTTTCTTTGATAATTTATTTGAACATTTTCTCGAAGCACAAGCCGCGGGTGAAATGACACAAAACATGACAAGCCTTTACAATGCCAAAAAAATCGACATGATGGCTGATCAGATACTGGAGGCATATGATGTCTGACGAAACTATGATGGACGAAGAACAGCAAGGCGAAACTGTCGCTATTCCAAATGAGTTAGCAGAGGTTGAAGAAACAGAAGACGGTGGTGCTTTTGTTCGTCTTGAAGAAATGGAAATGAGCCAAGAGCAAAGGCTTGCACATTTTGCTAATATTGTCGAAGAGGTAGACCAGAATAAACTCAATACAGCAATCATTGATCTCGTAGACAAGATATCGAAAGACAAAGAGTCCAGAGAAAAACGCGATAAACAATACGAATTAGGTTTGCAACGTACTGGACTAGGTGATGACGCACCCGGTGGAGCACAATTTGAAGGTGCTAACCGTGTGGTACACCCAATGTTGATTCAAGCGTGCGTTGACTTTTCCGCACGATTTATGAAGGAAGCGTTTCCGTCGAACGGACCTGTCAAAAGTAAAGTTCAAGGTGAGCAAACGCCAGACAAGCTAGAAAAAGCCAGACGGAAGACAGACTTTATGAACTGGCAAACTACGCAACAGATGCCTGAGTTCCGTGCTGAACTAGAACAACTGAGTACCCAACTCCCATTGGGTGGTGGTCAGTACATGAAATTTATGTGGGATAGTTTGCATCGTAAACCTCAGTCAGAGTTTATCCCGATTGACGATGTGTATTTACCGTTTGCTGCAACAAACTTCTACACGGCAGAACGTAAGACCCACGTTCAGTATATCACCAAGATGGAATACGAAAGACGGGTAAAATCCGGTATGTATATTGATGTCGATCTTGGTTATCCAAATGAGCCAGAGTATAGCAAGGCAACAACTGCCAACGATAAAATCGAAGGTAAGCAAGAAAGTAGTTACAACGAGGACGGTTTGAGAACTATTTTCGAAATCTATACGTTTATGGATTTCGACGATGGGTTAGAGCCGTATATCCTGACCATAGACAAAACCACCAACAAAGCATTGTCATTGTATCGTAACTGGGAAGCAGACGATGAAATGAAGAACGAGTTGGATTGGATCGTAGAGTTTCCATTTGTTCCGTGGCGTGGTGCTTATCCGATTGGTTTAACTCAGATGATTGGTGGTTTGAGTGGGGCCGCAACCGGAGCACTGAGGGCATTAATGGATAGTGCTCACATTCAGAACATACCAACGATGTTAAAGCTCAAGGGTGGTCCAAGTGGACAAACCATCAGCTTACAACCCACCGAAATAGCAGAAATTGAAGGTGGTGCAATGGTGGATGACATTCGCAAAATTGCGATGCCTCTGCCGTTCAGTGGTCCAAGTCCAACATTGTTTCAATTACTTGGATTTTTAGTGGACGCGGGCCGTGGTGTTGTTCAAACATCATTTGAAAAGCTCAGTGATACAAATCCAAATATGCCAGTTGGTACCACAATGGCCCTAATTGAACAGGGTATGGTGGTATTTAGTTCTATTCACTCACGTTTACATTCATCTATGGAGCGATGTTTCAAGATTCTACACAGAATCAATAGTGCTTACATGGTGGATGGAGATCTACAGGGTAATGAAGCTGGTCTTGAGATAGAACCAGCGGACTTCGACGGTCCAATGGACGTTATTCCTGTCAGTGATCCAGCGATTTTTAGTGAAACACAACGTTTCGCACAGATCCAAGCTATCATGGAACGTGCTCGCTTGATGCCTCAGATGTATGATGCACGCAAAGTCGAGGAAATGTTCCTGAGAGTTATGAAAGTTCCCGACTCAGAGGTGTTAGTTGACCCACCGGGAACAGAAAACCTTGACCCCGTGAGTGAAAATGTGGCGGCTGCACTGGGCAGACCCGTATACGTTCTCCCAGAACAGGACCATATGGCACATATGATGACTCATTTGCCATTCCTGAAATCTCCACTGTTCGGTGCAAACCCTGCAATCATGCCAAATTTTCTCTATCCTATGGCTATTCACTTACGGGATCATCTTTTGAACTACTATTTGGTCGAAGCACACACGGCAGTGCAGCAAGCACAAGCTCAAAACTTGATTCAACAAGAAGCATCGGACGAAGTCACCGTAATTATGCAAGTTCAACAGTTTATTGAGCAACAATTAGGCAATTTTGGTAAAGATTTAGCGCAAATGACTGCCGAAGCGCAGAAATATGCCCCACAACCGCCTATGCCACAGGACAAATCGCTAGAAATTGCACAAATGACGCTTCAACAACGTGCTCAGTCAGATCAAGCTAAGATTCAACAAGATCAGATGGAACTTCAGGCGAAAATGCAGCTTGAAAAGGATAAAATGGAGCTAAAAGCCACTGAAATGATGAATGAAGACCAGCTTGAGGCGGCTAAAATAGAGAATGACATTGCAGATCGTCAGGCTAAATTTGACCTTGAAGCTATTAAACAAGAGAACGAAAACAGAAGAAAGGCTGAGGATTTAGCCGCTAGAGAACGAATGAATGAGTCAGACAACGAGACAGCTAAATTACTCGCAGCTGCTGAAATGGCTACGGGTGAGAAGGTACGAGTATCCACTGGAACAGGAATTGACCCAGACCCGCAACCATAACTGACAAAGAGTAGAACTTAAAACATGGCATTTTTGCAGAGTAATATTCCGCACTTCAAATGTTGGGTGCGAAGAGAGTACACTTACAACCATCAACAATTCCACGGTGAATTCATCCATGCTATGGCGATTGCAGTAACGACAATTCCATGCCGTAGCCTCAGTTTTCAGTTAATTTTTACAGGTGCAGAAACCTACGATACCGATGAACCAAACGTTCACGGCGGTGCTATGTGGGCGAGAATGCCCATTACAGCTTTGGTCGGTGATACACCGTTGGACGATTGGCCTGAGCCAATGGCAACCCACGATGCCCAACCGTGGGATTGTTCTTCCAGAACTCATAGTGTTTACGTTTTAGATCGGTGTACACCGTGTCCGTGGTTAGCAAAAATTGATGGGGAGTTTTTCCCTGCGAAATATTATTTCACTGTCGATTATACAGATTCGGAAATAGGAGATGACCCTGCTCAACACAAGCAGTCTCATGTTCTAGAACTTCTGGATGCAGGCAAATGGACAGGAAATATTGTGGCTCTACCAAATAATCGTGTGAGAGTTACGCACCCTGCGTGGTTTGAGGCAGGGGAAGGAGCACCGGAGTTTCGTCCTTCTCAGTGGGTACACTACAGTAAATCTGATTTGGACTATACTTTGGATGTCAATCGTGTCTTCGACAATCTTTATAAGGAGAATCCAGATGGGTTACAAACGGAACATGGACAACATGAAGGAAGCAAAAAATCCAAGAAAGCTATCCGAAGGTCCAAGAAAAGAATCGACGGGGAAAGTTGATGGCATTATGCCAGCCCGTTACGAGTACAAGCTATCAGGTAACGCAAAAGGTTATATGAAAGCGTGAATTTAGAAACAAAATTGTTGAATGCTCTCAAAGCCAAACAGTTTGAGTTTGCTGACGAGGCTTTGAGGCATCCACAAAACCGCGATGCTTTCGAGTACGGGCATCGTTGTGGGATGATGGCTGGTTATGAGGCATCAATAAACGTACTATTGCAACTTTTAGATGAGGAAAAATTCGGTGACAAAAACTTATGAGAACGCATTGAAAGAGGCATTCCCTGAGATTGACGCAGGTATACAGCCTTTTGGTAGCCGTGTTCTGGTTCAAATTAGAACAGCTAAAAAGAAAACAGCAGGGGGTATCATCTTAACGACAGATACCAAAGATACCGAAAAGTGGAATACACAAATCGGTAAAGTCATGCACGTTGGACCTTTAGCTTTTAAAAATAGAAACACAATGGAATTATGGCCTGAAGGTAGTTGGTGTACTGATGGCGATTTTGTAAGGGTTCCAAAATACGGTGGTGACCGATGGGAAGTGCCTCTGGATAAAGATCCCAATGGCGAAAAAGCACTGTTCGTAATTTTTAATGATCTCGACATCATTGGAAAAGTGACAGGTGACCCACTTCAAATAAAAGCATTTATCTGACAAGGAGATAAAAAATGGCAGAGTTAGGAAAAGAAGACGGTGACGAAATGCCTGATGACAACAAAGTTGTTATCGTTGAAGACGAAGCACCACAAGAGGAAAAGGCCGAGGAAATAAAAATCACAGAAACGGCTCCTGAAGAACCAAAAGAAGTTGAAACTGCTTCAGACCAACCGGATGAGCGAGAAAGCATTCGTGAGCGAAGACGCAAAGAAAAACAGGAGCGAAAACAACGTCGAGATACTGCAATCAAGCGAGATAAGGTTGAACTCAATTTTCTTAGAAAAAGAAACGAGGATCTTGAGCGTAGAGTTTCAGCCCAAGAACAGAAATCCCAAAATTTAGAAATGGGTAATCTTGATCAACATCTTGCAGTGGCTAAAAAAGAATTGAATTTGGCTGATCAAGTAATTGCTAAGGGTGTAGAAACTCAAAGCGGTGAGGATGTACAAAAGGCTTTAGCGTATCGTGATCAAGCTCAGAAAAAGATAGCTCAACTTGAACGTCAAAAACAACAAGCAAACGTTCAAATGCAGCAACAACAACCACAAACTCCAGTAGACGATAGAGTTTTAGCTCACGCTCAGGAGTTTATGGATGACAATCCGTGGTATGACATCAACGGTGGAAACGAAGAATCAAGCATTGTGAATGCAATAGACGCTTCGCTAACCAAAGAGGGTTTTGATCCAGCAACGGATGAATACTGGGATGAGCTAACGGAACGAGCAGCGCGAAGACTGCCTGAAAAGTTCGAAGATTTCGTTGAAGAAGTTGGAGAACAAGAAGAGCCAACGCCAGTTAAAAAGAAACGGGTTGCCCGTGGTGGCCCTGCTGTCGGATCTGGAAAAGAGCACGCACCTGCTTCTACTCGTAAGGAAGTTTACATCAGTCCTGAGCGTAAACAGGCCATGATGGACCACGGTGTTTGGGATGATCCGGTGCTTCGACAGAAGTATGTCAAACGGTACATGGAGTGGGATAGAGAGAACAAGGCTTAAACAGGCTTGCGTTTTTCAAAAATCCAACTTATATTTCAAAAATCGCTGAAAAAGGAGCGACATTAAATGTCAGACGAACGAATTAAGAAAACCTCTGGTAGTAACCGCACAAGCAAGGCGATGCAAGATCGTCCGGTAACAGAAAATCGTGAAGTTACTGAAGATGAGAGGTTAGAAATGTTCAGGCAACAATTTTTCCAATCTAGTCTACCAGACCTTCCCGATATTCCGGGTTGGCATCTTTGTTGGATCACTACAACAAACCCCAGAGACACTGTACAGCATCGCATTCGACTAGGCTACGAGCCTGTCAAACCAGAAGAAATAGCTGGTTGGGAGTATGCAACAATCAAAGGGGGTGAGTGGGATGGCTTCATAGGTGTCAATGAGATGTTAGCATTCAAACTTCCAAATTCTCTGTATGAAAAATACATGATGGAAGCTCATCACGATGCTCCTATGCGAGAAGAATTGAAACTCGCGGAGACAGCTGCGTTGATTGAAGAACAAGCACAAGCATCTGGCGGTAAAGTTGAGAAGGGTGATGGCACGGCTGAGATTGGTCAGTATCGGGAGGCACCACAATTTGACCTCTCGTGATCCTCAACTTTCAACCAATAGGGAGAATGCAGAATGTCTTCAGTCTCTGCACCTTTTGGCTTTCGTGCGTCTTATCACAACAGTGGGCAGATCATAGCGAAAGCCTATACTATTGTCTCGGGGTACAATCAAAATGTATTCCAAGGCGATCCCGTTAAGTTGGTGAACACAGGTTCCATTCAGCTTGGTTCAAGCGATGGCACTCGTAGTGGTACAACTGACGGTATTTCACTTCTAGGTATTTTCGCTGGTTGCCAATATATTGATGCTCTTGGAGTCCCGACTGTGTCACCATACTGGCCTGCGGGAATTACAGCGACAGAAATTACAGCTTGGGTCTTTGATGATCCAGAAATTCTGTTTGCAGTCCAATACGACAATCCAAGCCCTAATACCACGGTACAAACCAAAGTTGGTATGCAGTGTGATTGGACTGTCGCTTCACCGGGTGGATCAACAAGAACTGGTCTATCTGACACGAAACTAAGTGCTACTGTAGCCACATCTGGACAATTTCAAATCACTGGATTTGAAGGAACAACAGGTGGTCCTGATAGCACATTGACCGATGCTTTTGTAGTTGCGACTGTTCGTATTAACGAACATCAATACAAAGCACCAGTTAACGCAGTTACATAAGGGGGGTATTGAACTATGGCTACTCCTATGCGTAGTACCGACTTTCGCTCGATAGTTGAACCTATCTTAAACGAAGTCTTTGATGGAATATATGAGCAGCGTGCCGACGAGTGGGCCGAGGTATTCGAAGAGTATCAAGGTATCCCTCGACAGTACCATGAAGAACCAGTTCTTTATGGTTTTGGTGCAGCACCAGAATTACCAGACGGTATGGCAGTGACATATCAGTCCGGTGGTGTGTTGTTCATTCAGAGATACCTCTATAAAGTGTACGGGCTTGCATTCGCCCTTACCAAAGTGCTTGTAGAGGACGGTGACCATATTCGTATCGGTTCAACGTATGCTAAACATCTCGCTCAATCTTTGGTCGAAACCAAAGAAACTCTTGGTGCGAATATTCTTAACAGAGCATTCAACCCATCCTTTCCGGGTGGTGATGGTGTGTCTCTTAACAGTAACGCACATCCAATTGTTAATGGCACGTTTAGTAACATACTGACCAATGCGGCAGCACTGTCTCAGACCTCTCTGGAACAAATGCTAATCCAAATCCGTAATGCGGTTGACAACAATGGTAAGCGAATCAGACTTACACCAACTCAAATCGTTACTGGACCAGCAAACGTTTTCCAAGCAGAAACTCTATTGAAGTCTGCTTTGAGACCGGGAACGGCTGATAACGACATCAACCCTGTTAAGTCAATGGGGCTATTGGGTGACGGTCAGGCAAACATCTCGCGTATTACTTCAAGCACTGCTTGGTGGGTACAAACAGATGCTCCTGAAGGTCTGAAGCTGATGATGCGAAGAGGACTTGAGAAATCAATGGAAGGCGATTTCGAAACTGACTCAATGCGTTATAAAGCCACTGAACGTTACAACTTCGGTTGGACAGATCCGAGAGCAATCTTCGGAACACCCGGAGTTTAATGAAATCCCCTACCGTCCTATCCCTGTGGCGGTAGGGGTTTTTCGGGATTTAACCTTGTGTATTTGACAGTTCCCGACTGACGACATACCGACAAATACACGCAACTCGTATGTGAGGAAAAATGGGTACAACTACTTTTTCTGGTCCGGTAAAAGCCGGAACTATTCAAGCCACTACAGGAACAGAGATTGGCGTTAACGTAGCTAACGTTGGTTCTGTCGTAATGGCACAGTCAATGATGCCAAACATCACTGGCGCAAGCCAACTCAATCAAAGAGTTGCAGTGCTCCCAGCAAATTCTCAGATTGTAGATGTAATATTGAACGTTACAACTGCTGGTGACGATAGTGGCGCGGCTACTATTTCCGTAGGAACTTCTACTGATCCCAATGCTTATCTGAATGCGGTGGATACAAAATCTGTCGGTACAACTCGTGGAACACTAGATAGTGAGGCCACGAATGTTTCTGGAGCCGATAGGGAAGTTCTTGCAGATTTTACGGGTGCTACTGGTGACGGTACATCGGGTGTTGCTTCACTGACAGTGTTGTATATCCAAAACAATAATCTCTCTTAAAGGGAGGTGAACTATGGCTGATGCAGTCACAACTCAAGTTCTTCAAGATGGAGAGCGACAGTACATTGCAAAGTTTACTAATCTCTCGGATGGCACTGGGGAAAGTAAGGTTACAAAAATAGATGTTTCTACACTTGCTCCAAATTCATTTGGTTTAGCTTGCAATGGTCTAAAAATTACAAAGGTCGTGTGTCAGACTTATGACATGGGTGTTGATCTTTTTTGGGTTGGTGATCCAAGTCCAGCTGGTGATGCTCTCATAGCTAGTTTCCCACAAGGTGAACTGTATGATATCCCATATGTCCCGTATTTACCTTATAATGCAAGCGGTATTAAAGGTGTCGATGCGGCTGGTGATATTGCTCTGAGCACTAGAAATGCTTCCAACGGTGATACTTATACAATAATAATTCATGCAATTAAGGAGTATGAGAGACCAGCGGACGTAAGTGGTCTAATTAGCTACAATGTCAGAGTGGCAGCGGGTACTAACTCATATGGAACTGGAAACGTTTTTTATGTGGATGAGGTAATTAGCCCACACTTCACATTCGAAGCAAACAGAAGTTATCGCTTTCTACAAAGTGATAATACCAACAACAACCACCCATTGCGATTCAGTACAACGCCAAATGGAACACACGCAGGTGGTGTTGAATACACCGATGGGGTGACTATCAATAATACAGCGGGTACAGCAGGTGCATTCACTCAAATAGATACCACCGACTCAACACCTGAATTGTACTATTATTGTTCAAACCATTCAGGTATGGGAGATGCATGATGAAATCGAGCTATCCCTTCCGAGACGGTTGGCATTTTGATTCTTCGTTCGGTTTCACGAAATCGAGTTCTCGTGGGATGAAAAAGGGTGGATCAACATCCGACAAAAACTGGATTCAGGGGGCTGTAAAAAAGCCGGGTGCGTTGACTTCTTACGTTAAAAGCGAGGGAGTCAAAATGAAAGATGGGAAAATTCCAAAAGGCGTAATTAACAAGTTAGCCGAAGGGAAGCCAGCTAAAAAAGGTGCTGGTAAACCATCTGCAACCACTCAGAAAAGAGCCAACCTAGCCAAGACTTTTTCAAAAATGAATAAAGCTGATGGCGGTAGAGTCAACCGTAATATTCGTGATGAGGAAGCTCGTGTCATTGGTGTTCAGGACGATGCCGCTGATGAAATGCGTAGAGTTAGAGCACGAAGACCCAAAGATGCTCAGGAAAGACGCGACAAGCGTCAACAACTGAAAAGAGTTGCATCTAGGGAAAGAAATGCTCGTGACGAAATGCGTAGACTTCGGGGCGAAGCTGAATATGATATTAAACGGAGAAAACGATGAAATCTAAAGGTTATGCCAAAGGCGGCAAAAGAATGATGAAGTCCAAAGGCTATGCCAAGGGCGGTAAGAAACAAGGCTACAACGCAAGGCTTGACGAATCTCTCGGTATGAGAAGAGGCAAAGAGTCTTCCAAATCCCAGAGCATGAAGTCTCGTAGAGATGAAAGCAAGGGTATGGAAAAAGCTATGGGCCGTAGAGCTTATCAGTCTGTCGGAACGATGGATATGAAACGTGGTGGTTCTATGAAAACCAAAGGCATGATGCGTGGTGGTTCCATGAAGAGTAAAGGCATGATGAAAGGCGGTTCCATGAAATCAAAAGGTGGTTTCAAGGCCATGCCCGGTGATGCCCAATTTAAAAGAAAGTCTTGGTAACTCAAAACTGAACGGGGTTTGCTGTATCAGCATCCGTAATTTAATTTAGGATTGATATGGCATACTCTAATAATATTGGTGTAAAAACCTTTAATTCATTGAAAGTGGTTGATCACGCTTTTAGGCGTTGTAGATTGCCTGCACAAGCGATCACCTCTGAAATGCAAGATTATGCATTAGACTCTCTGGCTTTTATGTTGGATGATTTATCCAATATCCGGGTTCCCAGTTGGTGCATCGAAAAGATAATCCTTCCATTTTATCAAAATCAACCAGTGGTGACATTGCCACTGGGTACAGTTGACGTTCTTAATGTGAATTTCCGTCAGCCTATGTTTCCAACTGGGACCGTCACATCTACCAACACCAGTTATCTCGTAAATTTTTCTAGCGCGACAATCGTCAACACAGTAGGTGTGAAATGGTCAGCAACTGCTATACCATTAACATTTCAAGTAAGTTCTGACGGTGTAAACTTTACTACGGTAGCAACAACAAACAGCTTTGATCTTTCAACTGGGGCATTGGCTCAAGCTGGAAAGATAGTATGGACAGACATAGTTCCAGCACTGGCATATCAATACTTTAAAATAATTCCAACGGATGGTGTTTCTACAATCAATTATACATCTATAACGTTGGGTAACGAGCCATATGTTATACCACTAGGAACGTTAAACCGTGATCAATATGTAAATCAAAGTAATAGTGTGTTTGCGGGTCAACCTAGCACTTACTATTTTCAACGAAATGTAGCACAACCTGTGTTAAATGTCTGGCCTGCTCCAGATGAAGATACAGAAAAAACACAGTTGGTTGTGTGGAGACATCGTTCGGTCATGGATACGGATACTTTACAACAAGAAGTTGAGATCCCTAATCGATGGCTAGAGGCTATTGTAAACGGATTAGCATCTAAAGTTGCGATGGAAACACCAAGCGTCGATGCGAATATAATACCTCTACTAGAACAACGAGCTGCTATTTCTATGCAACGAGCGTGGGATGGTGACGGTGATGGATCTCCAACACAAATCAATCCGGGTATTGGACCCTATACAAGATGAGTAAGTATCTAGACCCGACAGGACAACCCACATTTGGTATCGGAATATGTGCTAGATGTTCGCGTAAATTTTTTCTGGCTGACTTATATCCTGATCCCAACGATCCGGGTCTACGAGTTTGTAAAGAAGATAGAGATCAATTTGACCCCTATAGACTACCACCACGGAGACCAGATCAAATCGTGTTGCCATTTGTTAGACCAGATAGAAATATAGACACGCATCCCGCTGGTTTAATTCAAGAAGCTGGGGATGAATTTATCGTCACGGAAGACGGTGATAACTATCTGGAGATTAATTAGATGACTAACGTTCCAAGTAATTTGATACCCACCAGAATATCGCAACTACCTACGGCTCCGGTAGCATCTGCCGATGGTATGTTACTGTTTAATTATCAGGGTGTAAGTTATCAAGTTAGAGCGGGAGACTTACTACAAGTTGCCGGAGTTCCAACCACACGACAAGTCATAGCTGGAACTGGTTTGACAGGTGGTGGACAACTCAATCAAAACATAACATTGAGCGTTGCAAGTGGTGGTATTGGAACGGTGCAACTTGCAGCTAGTGGAGCAACTCCCGGAACATATGGAAGCACCACACAAATTCCAGTTGTTACTGTAGATTCTACTGGACGAATAACTGCCGTGAGTACAGTCACAGCATCGACAAGTGGGATGGTTCCAACTTCAACACAAGTAATCGCAGGCAATGGTTTAGAGGGTGGGGGTAATCTAAGTTCAAACGTAACACTCACGGCTGACTTTGAAGATAACGTTCCATTAGTAACCACTACTGGAGGTTCAGCGGGAACATCAAACGAATTATCTAGAGGCGATCATCAACATCCACCCGTTGATTTATCGAACAGTGATCAAATTACTGGTCTATTACCACTCAACAATGGTGGTACAGGACGGAGTATAACATCAACGCCCGGAGGTATAGTTTACGGTGGTAGCGGTGATCTTGCTATCGGTCCAGCGGGACAAAACGGACAAGTTCTAGTCTCAGGTGGAACCGGAACATATAGTTGGGGATCGGCTCTTTTACAATCTGACCAACCAGCCAACGTAGTTTTTGCAGGCCCAACCTCTGGTGCGGCAGCCCCAACAGCATTTCGGGCATTAGTTGATGCAGACTTACCTACCTCTGGGGTAACACCCGGAACGTATGGATCATCGAGTGTTATCCCTGTCGTTACAATAAATGACAAGGGTGTAGTTACCTCGGTATCAACTGCATCTTTCCAAACGGGTTTAAATTTTCAGGGAACGTGGAACGCCTCGACTAATACGCCTACACTAACATCAAGCTCAGGTGTGAATGGTTATTACTATATCGTCAGCGTTGCGGGTAACACAAACCTAGATGGAATTACTGATTGGGAAGTAGGTGACTGGGCTGTATTTGCAAGCACTGGGGTTTGGCAAAAAATTGACCAAAGCAACACTGTTACATCCGTAAACGGTCAAGTTGGTGCTGTTACACTTACTGCTAGTGATGTTGGGGCAGTGCCACTTAATGGAACGGGTGCTACGGGTACATGGGCTATAAGTATAACTGGTAACGCAGCTACAGCAACCAAAGCAACTAATGTGGCAGGCGGTTCAGCTAATAGAATTGTCTACAACACATCTGCCGACACAACCGACTTTATAGCCGCTCCATCGACTGCAAACAGATTTTTAAAATGGGATGGAAGTGCTTTTGCGTGGGCAGGTGCAATTACAACGGCTGTAAGTGCATTCAGTGCAGGAACGACAGGACTCACACCCAACAGTTTAAGCACTGGTGATATTACGCTATCAGGTACACTTGTTCCAGCACATGGCGGTACTGGACTTACATCACCCGGAGCCAATGGAAATGTGCTTAC